GGGGGTTGCTGGAAGGTCCCGGCTGAGGATGCTGCAAACATGCTGTAGTTTCCCCTGAGGGTCTGGCGGCACTTGTGCGCAAGACGCCAGCCAGGTTTCCACGGTGGGACATGCTGATCCAAGATGATTCGGGTCCAGGCTAGCAACTGCCGTCACGAGGCCTTTCGGCCACAGCAATTCCGCTTGGGTGCTCCTATCAAGAGGACTTCGCACTTGTCACCGCTACGCTATCCACGCTTTCCCATTTGGGCTTGTTGGTCTCACTTCGGGCCTATGAATCTGGTCGTGTAATACACGTTGTCGCGAGACAATGGTAGCACGCCGCCAAGAAAGTCGAGGTCATCGGCTGTGGCGATCTTGTGCTCCAATTCCAGCTGCATGTCAACGGGTATGCCATACAGACGGGAAAAAAGGCAACGGGTATCGAGGTCGGGGGCAAAGGCTGGTATCTTCATCTCCTGAGGCGGGATCTTATGGAACCCGTCGAAGACGAACTTCGGCAGCACACCCCTAGTCAGGGCCAGGGCTCGATGGGCAATTGGGGTCACTATGGGACAGTGAGGCGTCTCATAGCATACACTCAGGGCCTTTGCACGCAGTAGGGCCTTCATTGTGGTCAGTCCGCCATCGATACATGATGAGGTCCATCCGAAACTCTGCACAAAGTGCAGTGGGTCCCGGATGTTACCCATGCCAGATGACATGACGCCACAGAAGCCGGCAAGACACGGGTCTTCCACTAGCGTGAGTTTGATTTTTAGTCCCAAATTGGTAAACCACTCCGACTTTGGGGGCACACCATACGTTGCGAAGATCCCATCATCTCCCTCAACGTATCCCCACACTTTGATACCGTGACACTTTGCAGCGTACAGCATCGCCATGAGGTTGGTGAAACCGTTTCCCAGGGAGGTGCACATGTCGCCAGACATGCGGCGTCCGACAAGAGTCACGAAGACCCCCGCCCTGGTAGACACCTTGTTCTTCCCCATGATTGTATTGCATATGAACTCGGCCAATTCTGGATCGCATTGGAGCATGTAGCGGTACAGTTCACATTCACAAACATCCATAAGGGGGGCACCGATCGACGCCTCAAAAGATGAGTAGTCAGTCCAGAGGTACTTCGCGCCTACGGTTTTTAAACCTCGGACGAGGGCTGGTCGATCAGGTACGGGGACGTGCTTCACGAACTCAGGCCTATGGAATAGCCTTTGTTCGATGGCCTTGAATGCGGGTCCGGAGAGGACTTTGAAGAGGTCAACCCGACTACAGATCCACCTGGCCGCCTTATTCTCAGTGTAGCACTCGGTCTTGACGAACGCTTTGACCTTACAGCACTTGCGCCGGGTTTGTGGCCCGATGCTCCTACCGCAATTTGCCTCCCACTCGCGCCGCAACTCCTCCTTGCGGCTCAACGTGTAGGGGCACTGGTCTATCCACTCATCAAACCCGGGCACTTCTTCTAAGGGGGTCATGTGGGTGCGCAGCCACTTCCGGACAAATTTTCGCAGGCCTTCAAGATGCTCAGGGTCGGGTACAGGGCACTTGCTGCACAGTCGCTTGGACAATCCCTCGATCTGGGTCTGGGGATCGTTCGAGTCCCTACAGATGGGACCGAACCCAGCGACCGACCCAAAAGGAAGTCGCCGGTATTTTACAGCGCGTGTACGCGGGAGTTTTTTGGACCATGTTATATGGCAATCGGGATCCACGTCCAGTATGAACGAGGAAATCTCCCCAACCCGACTGCCATATGCGTAGATCCTCACTGGACAAACAGAGCGGCCGCCGAGAGAACCCGGCGGCCGGTCTGAAAACCCAGGAGGATGAAGTCCGCCAGGCCGCTTGTGCCGGCCGTGGTGAGTACGAGGTCGTTGCACGCGAGCTTAAGGGCCGAACATGCGAGGGTTATCTCCATGCCGCAGGCTCCCCTAAGGTAGGTTGGACGGGCCATGTATGTTTGTACTGCTGCTCCGAGCACAGCTGGGATGTACCGGACGTCCTCGTTGACTTCGAAAATAGGTGTTGCCGCTTCAAGTAGAACATGAAGCATGAAGACAACAGCCGTCGATCCCAAAGCCCACTTGAACCCTAGTTTCCTAGCTGCCTGCGCTACCAGCACGCCTCCCAACACATTTATAGTCTTATGGGACAATGGATGGAAAGTGTGGTTGACCCTCGCGCGGACGAGTGCAACGGCCTGGCTTATCTTCGGCACATGTCTGGTGGTGATGAGTCCCGCGATCGGGGACATGTCCGTCACCGCCTCCGAAGACGTGGTGGTATGAGGCACAAGTAATGCTGCGACCTGAGAGCGCAGCCACCCTGGAAGGCACGACATCCACGTTTTCGACACAGCATATTCCGCAAGGCCCAAAGGTGTTACCCTAGGACCCTCAAGAACAGCATGGCTTCCATCGACGGATGTGACCCTCTTTGACCTCATCTCCTGCACGACCGTTTGGGGCAGAGCACGCCCCCATTGCAGTGGTATCCCCAGGAGAGCCTTCTGCTCCTCGATTCTTGCCTCGAGGAGCTGGACTGCCCTAGCCGGATTGGTGGCCGCAACGACTGTTATGTCCTGCGGGATCCGATCCAGCATTTGTGGAGGTGCGATAGCCGGCCTGTAACCGAACATCCTCCAGAAACCTGACTTTACCATAGCGACCGCCGTCTTACACATCTCTTTTAACCAGCTCCCGCGACGGAGAGCAAGAGGGAGAAGAATGGCGGATCGCAACATCTGCGCGAACCTACTGTACTGGGCAGCCCTGTTCGCTGCTGTTGGCAGCGGCGGGGCGCCCGGTATAGGTGGCCTAGCACCACCGCCGCCGAGTCCTCCCCCGCCCATCGGCCCCGGTGGTCCCCCGGGGCCCCAACCACC